GTTTTCTTAGTAGTGGGTGCATCATCAACCTGAACTGTGTTCTTACCGTCGTTAGTATGAGTTTTACCCATCACTACTCCACCCATCTTGTGTACAACTGTGGACTCACCAAATCTCGAAAACGCATTGGGTTCTTTCCCACCATCAAATTCTTCGCACTTCTTACCTTTCTTACCCATCGCTTTCTTGATGGCCTTATCTCTTGAACCCATGTACTCATCAGTACCAGATTCTACTTCACCGTCACCATCGTAATCCTTATCTGCTTTCTTCTCGTAGATAGATCTGTAAGCATCACCCCAACCCTTACGGATTTGTGATACTTCTTCGAAATGTGGATTCTTCATAGAAGTACCCATCTTCTCCATATCCTTACGAGCCTTCTCGTTATTTGCCTGACGTTTTTTCATATCAGTTTCAAGATATGACTTATCAGCCTTCTCTACCAGTTGAAGAAGAAGAGTCTTTACATTCAATGACTCTCGTGCAACAAGTTGATTATGTGCTCTTTCAACTCTCTTCTCTTGATTGAATCTTGCAGACCAAGATTCTTGAATTTTCTTATTATGTCTGTACTTAGAAAATTCTTCCATCGCCACTGTGGAAGCCTTTGAGTCAATCAAATCAAACGCCTTGTTCAGTGCTTCACAGATTCTTTCAATCTTTGCTTGTCTTCCAACAATATTTGACTCAACGAACATCTCACTGAAAATTCTATGAGCAGAATCTACAGAGTAACCTTTCTCGAACATTTCTTCGAGAACTGATTCTACAATTTCAGACAGGTCTGAGTCAGTGAGGTGGGAGAGGTCCATCTCAGAGATGAGATCTCTAGCAGAAGTCAATTCTTCTTTTGCTTCAGTGTTATGGACAGCCATATAAGCTTCCATAAAATTACGCATTGTTGAAGACATCTTTTTTACAATAACCTTTCTATGTCTTTATTTATTAAAGTTTACCACCAACCACACTTTCATACTTAACACCAACAAGACCATCGTAACCATCACGTTCCCACTTGAGGTAACAATAGGTTGTTTTGATTACAGAATCAAGTTCAATACCACTGACCAAATTTTTACCAGATTCATGGACACTTGTATGTAAACCAAATCTTGATTTCTTTATACGAATCTTACCTAGACTTTCTTCACCGACATACCATGACCATTTTGTCACCCACTGATCGAACTCATGGATATCGAGTTCAATTCTTTGAAGATGATCTACATGTTGCAGTTTTTCTTCAAGTTCAATCATTTTTAGTTCTCACAACAGCAATAACATTTTGTTCTGGATGTAATCCTCGTATTACTTGAGCAGCATCTTCATAATCAATTGCATCATATACAGAATGATACCTTACACATTTGTGTTGGTCATCCCAAGTTTGGACTTCGTAACTCAATCTCTTTGTCTCCAATCATCAGGTTTATCTTGTTTGAACCAATCTACAATTTCATCTGCAGATTTGAACCCCGTACTATGATTGGATGGGTCGGGGTCTCCTAATCCCATCCTATTCATAAAATCATCCATGCTACCCTCTTCAATATCACCGGCTGCCTGACGACGTGCTTTGTTCAACCAATCTCTAGCGGTGGTATATGACTTAGCAAGTTTCTCTGCCCAAATCATATCCTCCAATTTTACCTCTTCGCCTTTTGCAATTTTACTACAGATAAACTCAAGTCGGAGTCTGTATTGCGTAGAGAGCATATGATTTTTCTCTTTTGAGTATTTATTCCTCAGGTTTTGTCTTTTTATTAAAACCAAATGGTGAAAGAGTGTCTTCTAATTTGAGTTTTAAAGCAACAGTACCAACTGCTTCCATGACTTTGAGAATGTCCTCTGGCTTAGAATCTTCACCCAGTTCTTTGGCAATATACCAATACTTTGGCCAGAATTCTTCACCAGCCTTTTGATAGTCTTCGAGTGTTAAAGTTTTCATAGTTTAGATAATACTTCTTTGTAAATGTTTTCTGCAATAGCCTTCATCATCAAAGGAGGAACCATTCGACCAATACGTTCTGTCTGTTGGGAATGAGAACCAGTCAAGATAAAATCTTCAGGAAGTGATTGAATACGTTTCAATTCGGGAACTGTAAGTACTCGATCTTCTCTCCAGTGAATTAAACCACCACTAGCAGTGAGTGTAGGTGAAGGTTTGTAGAATGACGCTCTCTTAGTATTAAAACAGTGTCCTTTCTCATGGTAGTCCATACCCGATAGAATCTTCTTAGGATCCTTGGGCATTTTTTCCACAACTTTTTTGTAGATACCACTATTGATCATATGATCTGTCAATTCTTTTACATTGTCAGGATCATTCACAACTCCATCAATAACATCACCAATTGTGGTGTCTTTAGAGGATGTTGGAGGAAATAATGAAGACACTGTAAGAACATTCAAACCAATCTTGTCTGCAATATCTTGACGAACTGCAATAAAGATAAGTCTTTCTCTTGCTTGACCCACACCATAGTGTGATGCTTTCATCACTTTAGAAGTGACAAGATAACCAATTTCCTCAAAGGCATTGGTAATCTTAGCATAATAAGTCTTCGCCTCACCAATTGTCAATCCTTTGACATTCTCAGCAACAATAACTTTGGGTTGAATGCCTTTGGCAACACGAATAAACTCAAAGAACAAGTCCTCAATATTCTCAACCTTCTTACCATCTGAATAATTTTTGGTTTTACCCCAACCATCAGAGTGTTTGGATCCTTCACCACGACACATAGATCCTGCAACAGAAAACGCAGAACAAGGTGGTGATCCATCAAGAATATCAAGTTCCATAGGTTTTAGTCCAGTGATCTTGAGGAAGTCACCACCAGTCAATTGTTTGATATCATCAGGAACAATGGGTGTAGAAGGATAGTTTGTGGAATATGTTTTTCTTGCTTCTTCTACAAACTCATTGATACACAAAATTTTTCCACCCGCAAGACGATATCCAGTAGAGGAACCACCCCCACCAGCAAACGTAGAAATGACAGTGAATTTCTCCTGAGATTCACCGTCGTACACATCTTGTAATTTATATGGAAAAGTCATGAGAATTGTTTCTTATAGTGTTCAGTATAATATATTTTTGGAGAATCGACAATATCTTCGAAAAGTGATTTGATACCCATTCCATCCTGGAACGCAACCTTTTTTCTATCAATAATTTCATCAGGTAACTGACCTCTGAATGCCTCTTGTAAGATAGCCTTTGGTCTTGATTTACCATCCCATACAATATCTTGACTCAAACCAAGTGCAGTCTCTACCAACTGTGTGTTTAAAAATGGAAGTCTACATTCGATACCATATTTCATAAAAATTTTATTACATCTGGAAAAGTTCTTACGGTGTTGAGAACCAAACAGTCCCACACGATAGTTTGTCCAACCTTTTTCCTGAATACCATGATAACTCATACCATATGAAGCCCAGAGTTCATCACTTCCTTCACCAGACATAATAACCTTAAATCCATCTTCATGAATTCTTTTTGCAAGTTGTATGCAAGGGTAACCAATTTCTACTTGTGCCTTGTAGGGCATTTCAATAGTTTTGATGACATCATCAACATCATCAATAGTGGGAGGTTTTACCTTTACCTCCCTCAGTTCTACACCCAAATATTTAGCAACTTCCCTGGCTGACCTCAAATCCTTTGAGTTCTCATCATGAACTGCGGTGTATGTAACAAGGTTGGGTATGTGTTTGGACGCAACAAGAGTAGTAATAGCTGAGTCAATACCACCAGATAGTAAACATGCAACAGGAACATCAGAAACAGTTCTCTCATAAGAACCTTGTACAATACCATCGTGAACACTACCAATCGATGTTTCAAAGTCCCATGACAAAGTATTGGTTATGTGTTCTGTAATGTTATACCAAAACCCCTCTTGTACATTAAAGTCTGATGATACCTTAATAAAAGAACCAGGTTCCAACATCTTGATAGTCTTTCCACTTTCACCCAAAGAAAGAAGACCTTTTATTTCCGAACAAAAAGTGAAAGAAGGGAACAAACCAGTGAGTAGAGAATAATGAAGTGGAACCTCTCCGTGTCGATCTCTCACAATGGTGATAGAACCATCACCCTGTGTAAAAGCAATTGCGAACATTCCTTCGACAAGATTGAGTCCCTCAATACCATGCTTATCCAACAAAGCACAAAGAACTTCAGTATCACCTGAAGTCCTTGTCTTGATCTTTAATCGATCTCTGAGTTCTTTATAGTTCCAAATAGTACCATTGAATATCATGGTTGTATTACCATAAACAAATGGTTGATTTGAATCTGAACTAGTATCAATAATAGACAAACGGACATGTCCAAAATAGACATTGTCCGTTTGAATTACTCCTCTGTTGTCAGGACCACGATGAGCAATCGCATCAAGACCTTTTTCAATTTGAGGAAGGTCAAACCCTCCAATAATTCCGCACATTATTTGATAGCAATAACACCGACAAACTGATGGTTTCTCCAGAAGATCTGACAGTCTTTGAAACCAGCACACCATATCATATTTTTTAGTTCTTCCCAAGTATTTGGTTTCAACATGTCACGGAGTTCTTTCTCCTTGTCCATAATCTCATCAGCAGTGAATGACTTTCTTTTGTAGTCATAATGATTGAATGTCAACAGTTCTTGGAAGAATGCATTCTCACACATCAACTTCTCTGCAAAGATGAATGCACCACCCTCATTCAGACCCTCATAGATTTTGTTGATTGTATCTTGACGAGTAGTCTTGGGCATGAACTGAAGAGTGAACAGTGAAGTCACCAGAGAACAGTTCTTGAACTCATAGTTGGTAACATTACCACGAACCCACTCCAAGAGTGCCCAAGGACAATCTTTACGAATCTCAACGTATCGATTATCAAGATCATCATAGAATCCACCAGCAAGTTCAACACCGATGTATTGAGCATACTTTCTGGATGGATTATTATTGATAATCATCTTGGTAAGTTTACCAGTGGAACAACCCACATCAACGACTTTTGTATGGTCTTCCACAAAGTATCGAGAGAACGATACAGTATCTTCTAGAAGGTTAGAATAACCCCGAATAGATTTGTCAATATGATTGTCAAAACCTTCTGCAGAATGTGCGAAAGAAAAATCGTATGTCACTTACCTTCTCCATAATTAGGTGCCTTTAGTTCGGCGTTACGGATGTCATCATGAAGACGATCTACTGCGTTTCTCTTGACAGTATCATGTAGTTTTTTTAGTGCTTCAATGGTCTCAGGAGTCTCTTCCCAAGTCCAGACTTCACCACTCTTCCCAATGAATTCACGTTTCGTCATTTGCTTCCTCCTTAAGAACTTCTTCGATCTGTGTATCCAGACTACCAATAACCTCACGAATGTCAACAACACGTTTGGGAACACAGGTTGAATCGTAAGTATAATCTCTTTGTGCTTCAAAAAGAACCTGACGAACTGCAGCTGCAG